AAGGATATTCAGGAAATCTTGGCTGCTACTCCTCCGCACCTTAGAGACGCAGTAAAGAATGGAACTCCATCTCTAGGCTCAGGTGCAGTATACCCTATTCCCTTGGACGAGATAGTTTTAACCCAGAAGGATGTAGAAAAGCTAAGGCCCTTCCCGGCTCATTGGAAGTACTTGTACGGAATGGACGTTGGCTGGAATCGTACAGCAGTAATGTTTGTAGTGCAAGATACGGACAACGATATCATGTACGTGTACGATGAGTACTCACAAGGTAAGATGGAGCCAGAGATACACGCTGCTCGTATCTTACAAAAAGGCTCTTGGATGATAGGAGCTATTGACCCAGCTTCTAGAGGTAGATCTCAAGTAGATGGAATGCAGCTAATCAAGATTTACCGTCAGCTAGGGCTGCGTGTTAGGGAAGCTAACAATGAAGTTGAGGCTGGGATCTTTAAAATCTGGTCTAGGCTATCAGCAGGAAAGCTCAAGTTTTTTCCAAACACCCTTCAACTACAGAATGAATATCTACTCTATCGTAGAGATGATACTGGAAAGATTGTCAAAGAGCACGATCACTGTCTTGATGCTTTGCGCTATGCTATCAATACTTTTCATCTAGCTACCCCGAAGCCTGAAAGTATAGATAGACCCTTAATAAATAAGCAAGCTATACCACACTATAACGTATAACTATGATTAATGAATCTTCTTTAGGTGTAACTCCAGGACCGTATCAGCAAGTGATGCCAGTTACAGAGGCAGGGGGTAGCCATCTTATTAATCCAACAGATAATACTCCTGATAGTGCTACGCAGGTACAGATTCAAAGTGACGTGCCGCTGTCTCAAGAAGATCAAGATAAGCTAGTTAATCTAGCACTTGAGTTAGTACAGCGCAAGAAGGATGCTGAATTTACTCTGGCTAGAAGCGTAGAGGGAAAGCTAAGCAAGCGGATGGGAACCCGCAAGAATAAAGAGAACCAGTGGTTAGAGTCCATGAGGCTTTATCTAGGTTCTCTTTCTAGTTATAACATAGTAACTGGAGAATACCCTTTTGGGACTAAGGATGATTATAGTACTGCCGGGCAGAATATTCACCGCCCAGAGTTTAATATCATTCGCCAGAAGTGCAACATTGCTATAGCACAGTGCGTATCCCATCAGTTTGCTGCTGGTGATAAGAACTGGAATCTCCGTATTCCACAAGTGATTGATATAGATCAGGATGATGTACAGGCTATAATTCAACAGTCTGGTAATCCTAATCTAACTCCTCAGGACGTTGCCCAGATCAAATGCGATCTGATGGAGCGTGAGATTGACTACCATTTAGAATTAACTCGTTATCCAAAAGAGTGTCGCTTAGCCATAGCTGACCGGGTTATTTTAGGTACTGGTATAATGAAGGGGCCAATCAATTGTGGCCAGCTAAAAAAGATCTACACAAAACAAAGAACATCAGATGGCAAGGTTATTCGCATACCTAGCTATACTGTAGAGACTACTCCGCTAATCTATAGAATCAATCCTTGGTATTTTTTCCCTGATGATAGTGTAACTGATATAGCTAAAGCTGAGGATGCTATTGAAGTTCACCCAATGTCTAAGGCAGAATTAGCAGAGCTAGTAAATCATCCGGGCTATAATCCAGAAGAGATTGCAGCCTGTTTGGGAGAAGAGCCTCGCCAATACACGAACTCCCCCTTCAACGATCCCGCCTATTTAACGCAGGGAATTAATCTACTAAAGAACAAGTACCTAGTCCTAGAATACCACGGTCCTATTAAGAAGGAAGATTTGGATATACTGGGAATAGAATCCAATTCTCCACTAGATGAAGTCTACGGAGAAATCTGGGTTTGTAACAGCCGCGTCATTCGCCTACAATTAGAAACTCTAGAGGGGTGCAATAAGCTCCCCTATGTAGCTAGTGTGTGGGAGCCAGATCCAGCTATGATCTTTGGATTTGGTATTCCAATGCTTGCGCGCGATCAGCAGCGTGTAGTAAACGAATCGTACAAGATGATCTTGGATAATGCTGGAGTATCAGCAGGACCTCAGGTTATCGTGGATACAACTATAATTAAGCCAGCCACTGGAGGAATGGAATGTACTCCGTGGAAGGTATGGTTAGCAAATGAGTACGGGGCTGACGTAACCAAAGCGATTCAGTTCTTTACTCCTCCTAATTCATTCGAGGAATTATCTGCGCTACTAACTCTAGCTAGAGGATTTGCAGATGAAGAATCCAGCATAAATCTATTTATGGCAAATGCTGGAACTCCAGCGGGAGCCATGGATAGTGCTACTGGAATGGCATTGCAGAATGAGAATGCAATGACTCCAATCTTCTATAAGTCAGAGCAGTGGGATGATGAAGTTACTCATCCTCTAATAGACTTTATGTACGATTGGGAAATGCAGTACAATCCTAAGGATGAGATTAAGGGAACATTTGATATTGATGTTCGCAGCACCACAGCTCTTCTCAAGGGATTGATGGATCAGCAGAAGCTTGATCGTCTATTCCAAGAGATTGCTCAGGGCAGCCCCGTTGGTGAGTGGGTCAATCTAGATGAGCTAGTTGAGGCCCGCTTGGCTATTATGAAACTTCCATTTGCTAATATAGTAAAGAATCCACAGGAGGTACAGCAGGCTCGTGCTCAGAAGCCGCCTCCGCCCCCAGATCCAAATATGCTCAAAGCGCAGGCAATGCTACAACAGAACCAGCTTGATGGCCAGCGCATTGCTCTGGATGCTAATAAGCTACAGTGGGAGCAGCAGAAACATTCAGCAGATCTTCAAATGCAAGCCAGCATTCAGGCAGATACTAACTCTGCGAAGATTCATCAGCACGAGCTTGATGTTCAGAAGGCAGCTATCCAAGCTAAGAGCGCAATGATGAATGCTAATAATCAAGCAAGCGCTTCTCAGGGCCAGATTAATAGTAACTTACAGTCTACTATAATGGCTAACCAGACTAAGAAGCAAATAGCTGGGCTTAAGCACGTAGAGAGTCAGAATAAACTTATAGTTGAGCAGCAAAAGATTGCAGCTCAGCAACGAACAGCACAAGCTAAACAAGACCAGGAACTTCGGCAGATAAGATCCAATGCACTTCCTCGTCAAGAGAAATACGTAAATAGAAATCTAACCGAACATAATCCCAAACCAGTTAAATAATAATGGATAACTCGTTAGTAACATTTAGATCCGGAGATTGGAATTACGTAGTACAGATTTGTGAGGAGGCTTTAAAAATGCAAAGGTCTTTGCTAGAGAACCCAAATACCTCCTACAAAGAAAAGCTAATAGCTATAGGACATATAGCTAATGCTAAGAAGATATTAAACCTGCCGTCTATCGCACCGCAAAATAAAGGATAATTCGTGGACCCCGAAACTCAAGTAGCAACGCCGGACTCAATTCCCGCTAATCATATTGACATTGATTCACAAGAAACACAGAAGCTATTAGACGATGCTTTTAACTCTGCCAGAGGTAAGGATGCTCCTTCAGTAGGAGTAGTATCAGAACCAAAGGAACCAGTAAAAGAAGCTCCTCAAGCAGCTACTAATGCAAGTACAGATGAGGATAGTGGAGCTAAGCAGGCCACCACTACACAAGCTAAAGCAGAAGATAAATCCCCAGATACTGGAACTACAGAAAGCAAGCAAGAACTTGTAGGTATTCCTGATTGGGCAAAAGATCTTCCACGAGAGGTCCAAGAGAAAGTTTTAAGTATTGCGCAGGAAGCACAATACCATCAGCAGCGCTGGCGTTCCGATATTGGTCGCCAAAGTGCTCTGCAAAACAAACTAACCGAAGCTAGGCGAGAGCTAGCTAGGTTAAGCTCTCAAGTAAGACAGCCGCAAGAAGATAGTGATCTTGCCGCAGCAACAAAAGGAGACCACTCCAAATCTTTGGAGGAATGGAATCAAATAATTGAAGCCGATCCAAATTTAGCAAAGGCCATAGATCTCCGTATTAAGGCAGAAGTAAGTCAAGCCAAGACCGAGATTGCACGGCAAGTAGATGCAAATATTGATCCGCTATATCGGCACCATGAACAGGCTTTTGTAGAAGAGCAAAATCGTATTCTACATGAGGTAGTACCTAACGTAGACCAAGTATTGCAAAGTCCAGTGTACAATTTCTGGATTAACAATAGGGCAGCTCCGGGTATTCGCCAACTAGCAACTACTTCAACAGATGCTTCTGATGCTATCAATGTGCTACGTATGTACGCACAGGAAGCTCCAAGTATCTTCAATGAAATGGTATCTAATGGTATGCTCCCAGCTCCACAGGTTTTACAGCAGAATCCATCTCAGACAGCCCAGCCTGCTCATCAGCAGACAGTATCTAATGATACGTCTGTAGCTGACAAAGTGGCTAAGAATCGTGAACAGAAAGTTCACGCGGCACCTGTAGTTCCAACTGCTCCCGTAACAGCGCCAACTACATCAATGGCTACCACGCTTGCTAATAGTAAGCCGGGCCAGTCAATAGATTTAGATGATGAATACGTACAGAGGGCACTAGAGACTGCCTATAATCAGTATAAGCGAAAATAGCTTTAATTTTTTAACTAACTAAAGGAAAACTCACCAATGAGTACATTTGTCACTTATGGAGATGTTTCGCCTCGCGTTGGCATTGTTGCTGTTGCTAAGATGTTGGCTCGTGTTGAGCCAATCTTGATTCTTGAAAAGTTTGGCATGGTAACTCCCCTACCGCGTAATAAGGGTGAAACAATCAAATGGCGTCGTATCCGTCCGCTCGCTGTCTCCACAACTAACCTGACGGAAGGTGTAACCCCGGCTGCAAGCCAGCTAGCGTATGATGATATCACTACAGCTATTGGCCAGTTTGGCGGCTACATTCAGATTACGGATAAGATCCAAGATCTACATGAAGATCGTGTCCTTGATGATGCAATGACTGCTCTAGCAGATCAGGCTGCATCTACTAAGGAAATGATTATCTGGGGCGTTCTACGCGGAGGTACGCAGGTTCTCTATTCAAATGGAGCATCTCGTAGTTCTGTAAACACACCGCTTGATCTCGACTTGATCCGCACGGCAGTTCAGACCTTAAAGCGCAATCACGCGAAGAAGATTACTGAGCGCCTGAAGGCTAGCACTAACATTGCAACTGAACCTGTTAATAGCTCGTTCGTAGTTGTAGGTCACATTGATTTGGAACGTGACTTCCGTGAGTGCACATCCTTCGTACCAGTTGAGAAGTATGGCACGCTAAAGCCTCTGGATGAGGAATGGGAAATCGGTAAGGTCGAGGAAGCTCGCATTATCCTTAGCCCACAGCTATCTCCATTTATTGGCGCTGGTTCCAGCACCACGAATGGCATGATTGCATCCAATGGCTCTAACGTAGACGTTTATCCATTCGTAGTTCTAGCCAAGGAATGCTATGGCGTTGTCCCGCTTAAGGGCGCTTCTTCTGTCGAAATGGCAGTTAAGAATCCTAAGATGGGCGAGCCGGGCGATCCTCTTGGCCAGCGCGGTTTCGTTGCCTGGAAGATGTGGTATCAGGCAGTGCGCTTGAACGAACAGTGGATGGTTCGTTGCGAAGTAGCCGCTACTCAGCTCAGTTAATATAGGAGAATAAATATGGCTACTCAATATAAAGCAAGTACATTCATTAAGAATGAACGCCTTCGTCCAGTAGATCAGTTGTCTCCTTCAGAGGCAACTCTATCGCTAACCCTGCCAGCAGGTACTGTGCTGGGTGTTGGCGATACTCTTGCATTTGGTATTTTGGGAGAGAACGTCGATGTTACTCAGTTCTCACTTGACATGCCAGCTATCGACACCAACGCTGCGGCTACTCTAGCCGGACGCTTTGGTATGGTAACATATGCAGGCGCAGGCAATGCTCAGACGTGGACCGGCGCACAGGATGCAGTGTTTATTGCTGCCGCTACTGTACTCCAGACTAACACCACAGGTGCTAAAACGTTTGCGCGACTCGATGGAGAAGCAACTGCTGGCGACAGCTTTGCAGTTACTCCATATGTTGCACAGGCTACTCAGCAAGTGTTGGTCGTTACTATCTCGGCAGCTGCTGCTACTAACAACTTGGTTAATGGTCCTCAGACTATCAACCTGTTTGTCAAGTATCAGTACGCTTACCCGGATCAGTACGTCACTGGCGTTACGGGCGTTACCCCGAGCAATCTGTTGGGCAATAAGGTGCTGAGCCCAGCTGCTGTCTACACGTATAATAACCAAGCACCGTAATAAATTGCTTCTTTGAAAAGAAGTGATACCACAATCCGGAGTAGGGGTACGCAAGTGCCCCTACGATGGTGAAGGACACATAAATGGAAAAGACAGACTACATTAAAGATTTTGAGGTTTCCCTTAACAAGCTAGAGATTGGGGAACTTCGTAAGAAAGCTTCCCAGCAGTTTGGAATTAAGCTTACTAGGGAACACAAGAAAGAAGATATCATTCGAGATATCATTGCAGTTGTATCAAAGGCTAACTTTGCAGAGGCATCAGATGGCGACCTAAAGCCTGGCTATGCTCGCATTAAGCTAACTACAATTGCAGGAAAGGTAACATTCCCGGTATATCAGAATACCAATGGCTATTATTGCTTCATTCCCCCAGGCATCGAGGTGGATGTTCCTATCAAGGTGGTAGAGACTCTACGCCATGCTGAGGAGATGAAGAAGGTTCAAAATGAGTTTGGTGAATATGAAGACGTTATGCAGCCAAGCTACCCATTTGAACTAATTGCAACTAACAAGGGCCCTGATCCCAAGCCTGGCTATGAAGCCCAGCGGGATATGAAGTGGAAACCCTATCGAGAATTTTATGAGCAGAATGGATTTTGGCCGAGCGCTAAAGTGCTTGAGCAGACCCGAGCTGCTGGCCTAAGCTTGGCTATGTTCAAGAATGTAATGACACCCACGGAAGAGTAATCTATGGCAGCCACTACCACCTATCTACAGATTGTCAACAATGCCATCAACGAGAGCGGAGCTGACAGTGCTACGTTTGCTAATGATGGTAGTGACTTTACCTCCCGTACAGACAAGTACATGAATCTCTTCAAGACTTGGGCATCCAGGGCTTGGAGAGATATTCAGATTGAATGTTACGATTGGGAGTTCATGCAAGAGCAAGGATTGTGCAATTTAGATCCTGGCATCATGTTTTACACTGACGGGGCGCCAGTAAGCGGCTTCGCCTCAGCATTAGCTAATACTGCATTCGATATCTACGATCAGAACGGTACAGTAGCTATCCCTGGAGTAAGTGCTGGAAATTTCACTGACTTGACAGGGCAGTACACTTTAACCAGTCCGTTCGGATATTTCGACTTAACTGGATTCACCGCTACTAGTCCTCTCAATATAGCCCTTAAGCCGGGAGCAGAGTACTTTCAGCTAGTAACAGCTAGTGTTCCAGTCCTTACTGGCTCTGTTACTGGCACTCTTCCTACTACTCCATTTAATGCTACTATATCTCCTAGTAATGCATTTTCTCCTGCTAATGTAGGTCCAGTAGTAGTTACTTCTTATAGTTCTGGCATTAGTACGGCAAGACTCACCTTACAGTTTCTAGTTCCAGTAGATGGAGTTACTATAGAAGCTGCTAATTCATTTACTATTACTGACTCT